ACATACTTTGTTGTTTTCCAGATTTATTAGAGCCTTCTAATTCTTTTTCTTTTTTTGAAACTGTATCTTGTGTTGACATTGTAGGAGTTCCTAATTCTATGTCAGTATAGAAACCTGCTACTTGTTGTTTTCTTAAATCATTTTCTGAAATTTTTATAACGTGTACGATAGCTTCTGCATCATCTAAACTGTTTGCTGTGTAAGGCACGATCAAATCATCAGCAGGTACAAACTTAGAAACCGCTCTGCCTAGTAAATCATCGTAGTAAACTTTTTTAAATGTAGACCCTGCAAGAGGTAAATGAAATAACATAGAATCAAACTCTGGTTCATACTCTTTCATCTGATCCATGATTTGATAATTCATGAAATCTTTTACACGTTGAGCTTGTTGTTGTTTTGGTGGTGTTGATGCACCAAGAATTTGTGTTCTTACTGGACCGTCACTTGGTAATAATTCTTTGTACGCTGTAGCTTGGAACTGAGTTACTGCTTCTGCTAGTACAGGATGCGTGGCTCCCGAAGCTCCCTGAAAAGGTTCTGTTCTGTTTTCGTATTTAAATCCTAAAAGATCTAGACCTTCTGTGTAAGATCTTTCCCATTCTTTTCTGGACATCTTATAGTCCATGTAATTTGTTTTAAGTTCATTACCGAGTGGTTCTAAAACATCCTCTGGTAAAATGTCTGCAAGATTATCGAAATGAGATTCTGTGCCAGGTATGTTAACTGCACCTGGTTCAAAATTAATAGTCGCTCCACCATCTTCTTCTGGTGTAACTTCTATCGGTTGCTGTTCTTTGATTTCTTCCTTTACTTCAACCTCTTCACCCGGAACTTTAATCTGGGTACGAGTGTTAGGAAGTCCTTTATCTATATCTGCCATTTAAACTCCTATACGTTCTTAACACGGTTAAATATATAAGGCAAGCCTCCTCCATCGGACACGGGCCCCGCTTCTGGCGGCTTTCCTGATCTATCTCCTGCTTGTTTTAATAAACCACCTCCAGCTGCACCTATCATTGTTTCGTCAAATTCTTCTTGAGCTTTTAGATCTTCTTCTAATCTTTCTTCATCACTTAACGCTGCTCTTCTTCTAGATTCTCTAATAACATCTTTAGCTACACCTGCTGCTGTTAGACCAGCTCCTATTGGTGTGAAAGATCTTGCTACTTTACCTAATCCTAAAATACCTTTCATTACTCCTGGTGCAAATCTTGATATAGCACCTGGTGCTAGTAATTCTGCACCCACAAATTTATCTGCAACCGCTGCTGGTAAACTCTCACCTTTTCTTAAATTTTCTCTAACGGTTTGTGTAGCAAAAGCTAAAGCTGCTGCAGGTGAACCAATAACTTCTCCTGCTGTTTTTAAAGCTGTGCCAAAACCAAGGTTCATGCCTAATGTTGGACCTGAACTCTGTGCTACTTTCCTGGTTGCTTTTAAACCTTTTTCCAACATCTCCCTGTTTTTTGTATAACCTTTTAAACCAATGTTATCGTCTACGAGTTCTGGTAAATAAGATTTTGCGTAAGTAACAAATTTTCCTGTTGGATTTGCAGGTTGTTTATACCCTAGCCCTTTTGTTTTAAACGATCCTTTAGGGACATTAGGTTGTAAAGTAACTTTTAACTCTTCTGCTTTTTTAATTATATTTTTAATTTTAGGATTTTTAGGATCAGGGTTTTTCTCAATAAACTTCTCAGCCATATCTTTAAATCCTCCTGATCTATTATAGGGACCTAAAATAAGATTTCTATTGTAAGGAAAGTCTTTCATAGCTCCAGCTTTACGCACATCTCTTTGGTGTTCTATTTCGAACAATCCTCTTTTTTCTAATTCATAAATAGTAGGTTTAGATTTTATAATGTTACCCTCTCCATCAACTGTTGTTGATAGCTTATCTAAAAGTTTTTCGTTTCTTAAAATAATATCGGGATTAGCTTTTATCTTATCATTAAGTTGTCTTGTAATTAAAGATTGCTCAAAATTTAATAATTTTTCTCTTTGCGTTAAACTACTTTTATCACTTAATTTTTCTGTTCTTCTCTGTCTTCTACGTTCAGCTTTTTTAGCCATCTCTTTTTGTTTTCTTTCTGGATCTGCTTGTAAAGCGGCTTTTGCTTTAAGTCTTTTTCTTCTAGAAACATTTTTAGAAAATTTAGAATCAAAACCTTCAACGGTGTTTTTTGCTTCTGTTCTTGCTCTTAATTGTTGAGGAGATAGGCCTTCTCCTTTTTGAGGTTTAACAAACCTTGGTTTGTAATCTGGGTCAGCTGCCATTTTTTTATAATCATCTAAATATTCTTTAAATGTAACGGAATCAGCTTTTATTTTTCCTGCTCTTAACTTAGTTCTTTGTTGAACATTTAAATCTTTAAAATCTTTTCCATATAGGCTTTGAGCTAATTCTTGTTGTTTAGCAGTTACCGGAAGTCTAGCTCTACCCCCTTCTTGCATCTCTAGTCTTGGCACATCATCTGCTGGACTAGTTTCTTTGACTAGTTGATCTACAAATTTTAATACGCTGGACATTATTCTCCTAATAGATAGGCAATACCGCCGCCTGCTTGTTTAGCTCTCTTCTCTCCGACCTCTTCTAAAATATCATCAAGACTATCTAAACCATCTTCAACATCCTCCATCTTACCCTCAGGACTAGATGGTCTTGCTGTTAACTCTTCATAATCCTCTGGTAAATTTCCATCGGCTGTTTTCTTTTTTGGTTTATAAATCATAACTTCTTCTGACATTGTACCTTCAACCATCTCATCTCCCATCATGGCACTCCCTTGTTTGTTTTTCTTAACCACAATATCTCCAGATGATATATCTTCTACAAGTTCGTAATCTTTGTAAGTCTTACCCATTTCTCTTTCGGTTGTTGTAAGTCCTGGTGCATCATCACCAAGTGTTTTAATTTTGTTTACAAGTTTAAAGAAATAAGAGGGAACTGTTTTTATACCTTCTGAAACTACAGGTGCAACTTCTGCAACAGGTTTAATAAATCTACCAACTACAGGTATAGAAGCAAGGCCTCCTAATATTTTCATAAATCTTCTTCGATCAGGATTTGGCGGGCCACCTTCTGCTAGACCCATAATACCACCTTCAGCTTTTGGTTCGCCTCTTGGGTGTTTACCTGTTTCTTTAATCTTCGTAAGCTCTTCGAATGTTTCATCACCGTAAAGTTTCATACCAAGTGATTTCTCCATAATCTTAGTAGCTTCTCTACCGCCTGGGCTATCCATAGCTTCGATCATTTCTTTAGCATCTCCTCTGCTACGTCCGGCTTGTTTGTATGCACTTCTAATATTGTCACCGAATCCTTGTTTTAATTCTTGAACATCTTTTGTAACGTTTGGTCTGTCTTTGAAGGGATCTACTTTATCTTTGCCGCCTGGTGGGAAAGGTATAACTTTATCGCCTTGCTCCATCTCTGAAGCTTTTCTTTTTAACGCGTCCATCTCTCCAGGGTTTGGAGATCTTCCCATCTCTTTTCTAAATGCTCTAAGAAGCGCGGTTAAAAAAAATTTCATACTAATAATAAACCTTTGGTCTTGGGTCTTTGTTTTCAGTTATATAGTCTTCGGGGTGAGTAATCAAGCCGCCTTGCCTGAATCTCATGATCGCTTGTGTCGTAGAGTCCACAAGATCGTCGTGGTCACCGTTTGGGAATGCAGCACATTCTTCTATCACCTCCTCCGCAAATTTCTGATCTGGCGCCCATATCATTCCAGACTCAAAAAGAGGTGCAACGGCATTTACCCTAGCATGTTTATCATTACCTTTACTAGGTGTGAAATTAATCACTGGTATATCCATCTGTCTTAACTCATAAGTTAAGGGAAGTCCAGACGCTTTTGCCTCAACGATTACAGACTCAGGCTGCCAGTATTTATATTGTTGAAGGGCCAAGCGCCTTAGTTCAGGAAACTCGTAACGTCCTTTGATAGCATCGAGTAAAATTAAATTGGCTCCTGAGTCTTCTGTTGGATAAAATACACCCCAGGTCGTAATAGCAGAGTAATCCGCAGTCTCCTTTTTAAGAAAGGCTGTATCGTAAGATTGTATAACGTGATGAAGAGGCGGTATATGATCTTTAGTGTAATCTCGCCACCACTCTCGTTTTAGAATAGCACCTTCCTCTGACGTTGGTGATTGCATCCACTGCGCGTTCCATTTGTTAACGGGTAGTGTTGCTTTAACCTTTTCTAGCTCATCCGTGTTCCAATATTCTGGCCACACTGGTCCGTGGTCCAAGAGCGCCGGAAATTCGACCACGTGCCACTGATCAGACTTTGGTTCTTTTTGATTCTGTATTAGTTTGCCTGTTAAATCTTTTGTTGACCAACGTGTCATTACAAGCACGATCTTACCGCCGGGTTGAAGTCTTTGTCTTGGTCCTGATGTATACCATTCGTAAGCTGAGTCCATTGCAGTCTTGGACAGTGAATCTTGTTCCGAGTGCGGATCATCTATAATCAATAAGTCTGCACCACGGCCCGTGATTGCTCCGCCAACACCCGCTGCAAAATATTCACCGCCAGCAGAAGTTTCCCAACGGCCCGCGGCTTTCGAATCTTCTTGAAGCTGTGTCCTAAAAATTTTTTGATAAATATCACTATCAATAAGGTTCTTGGATTTCCGGCCAAACCTCACTGCAAGTTCAGCATTGTGTGTTGTTTGAATAATCTTTAACTTTGGATTACGGCCCACCATCCAAGAGGGTAATAGGTAAGATGCAAATTCTGATTTAGTATGCCTTGGTGGCATATTAATGATCAGGCGCTTTATTTCTCCTGACGCCAATTTATTAAATTTATCTGCGATGTGTCTGTGGTGGGACCCCTCTACAAATTCTGGCCACATGCATTTTACAAAAGATAGAAAATCATTCTTTGCTTTATTCTGTATCTTTTTTTCAGCATGAAGCACTTGAAGTTTTTTGAAGGTCTTCCTGACGTCCGCAGGTAATTTTTCTATATTTACCTTATTCAAGTCCATGGTACCTAAAATGTTTTTAGCAGGGGTGGCTATGTAAATCAAGGCATATAGGCAAAAGCAGTGGGACCCCTTTTACAAAAAAGGGTGGGTGGGCCCATAAGCATCAGGCTCCGTGGAAAATGGTCTGGGACCCCTCGGGTCCCCGCAGGGGACCAGGAACCTAGGGCCGCGAAGCGGCGACCCCGCAGGGGTCGCCACAACCTGTGGTTGTTAGTCTAGTAATACAAAGTAAGCTTTAGCATTCATCTTACTAAACTTACTTAATCCCTTTTGCATAGAGTCATACTTCTCGTCAACCTCATCTTGTTTAACTTGCATATATACTTTGTGTTCGTCCTCAGTTAGGTCAATACTTTCTCCTGAGAATGGGTTTGTTGTTTTAATCATAGTCCTATATTATCCTATTGACATAGTATAAGTCAAGTGTTATAAATTAAATATGAAATATTATTTAAACATATGTCCAATCTGTGATCAGGAAACCCATTACGATCAATGGGCAAAACCTCAGGTGGCATGTATAAACTGTGGAATAGAAGAATGATTGAAGTTACTTTTATGATTACAATAGTTGCGTTAGTCTTAATAAGTTGGAGAAAATTATGATTGAGTTTTGGCAGATCATGTTCATGGAGTCGCCGATAGAATTAAGAATGCTGATGGTATTCTTCTTGGTGGCTCTTATATGGACGATGTTCAAAAGAACTTGATCCCTGATCCATCCTCGAGATACCTCTGGAGGTCTTGGATGGATCTGGGGTCAAGCGTGAAACTAGCGTATGAGTGAGATGGTCTGGGTAGTTTGCCACCCTCACTCTTGACCAAGCAACAAGTGACCTGGCGTTATTAGTGACGCGGTGTTAACAGCCGGTGTCGTGAAGAGCGCCAAGCCACAAGCGACAAGCAAGCAAGCTTGACAAGCATCAAGCAGTAGGATAATATAGGAGTATACAGAAAGGAATAACATGACACTACAAGCACCCTTGATAAAAGGAGAGAAGAAACAGGAGACATGCGAAGAACAGCTTCGCAGGATGTGCAAGGACATTGCGGACAGCATCAGCGATCCGTTAAAGAAAGAAGACAGGGAGAAAATAGAAGTATCCCCAGCCGCTGATTTTATGGAAGGCGTATACGATATACGTTACATCGTGGACCGGGAGAAGCGTTACCTGGGCGCCGAGCTGATGGTAGCAGGAGGCGGGCCTACAATCTGGGTAAATCTGGATACGAAATATGTCGAAGGTTACTGGGGCGGGGACAAGGTCCTTGAACCTTTCAGAGATGAGTTGGATCTAGATGGTTATTGCGAGGAGATGTATGGCTATTAAAAAATACAAAGTTCATGTTGAGTGGGAAACAGAGGTCGAAGCGTCAAGCGTTGAGGAGGCCATAGAGAAGGGCAGCGATGATTGGTTCTTTGACTACGATCACGAGAACTTCATAGCGGAAGAAAGTTAATGAAGAAGCGTAAGTTTGTTTCTAATAATTTTAGCGTTGAACTTTCAGGCGTCAAGCTTCAAGCGCCAAGCGATTCAAGCTTCAAGCGGCAGGCGTCAAGCCCCAAGCAGCAAGCTTCAAGCTCCAAGCCTCGTTCTGCCAAATCACGGACCGCGGATCCCTCATAAAGTTTTATGATGCCCGGACCGAGGGCCTCGATGCAGATGAAGCTATTGTAAGGATGCGCTACATGATAGGCAATTTGGTGTGGAGAAAACCTAACCTTGTTACCCTTCGTGACTTTAAACTCGACAGTGAAATAGAAGAACTTTTCCGTATATCCCAACGCATCCGGCATGCCAGGAATGGCCATATTCTCTATACGGTGCCACAAAATATTAGGTGTTGCTCTTTTGAACTTTTGGTAAAGTTTTGCTTCTGGTCCCATTAGATTTTCGAGGTGACAACGGACTTCTAAACTCAAGGTATGGAAGACCTGACCTGCTCTTTTTGTAATGTTTTTCTTCGTATAATCTTTTAATGTAACTCATTAATAATCTTTAATATATCCCGGTGGCATTATAAGTAATTCTTCCTTGTTTGGTTTCAAAACAACACGAATAGATGTATCACCTGGCTTGTTACTCTCGTGAACTTCAATACGTTTTATCTCTTCAAGATAACCTCTCTCAGTCATAATATATATTCTGGCATTGCTTACAGCATTACCTTTCTGACCTTTCGGACCAGTTGTAAACTTATCAAGATACTCTTGTAAGTGTCTAACGTACACTAGACATCGCCTTTGTTTCTAAACTCATTCAACATGCTTTGACCTTTGCTATGTAGATCTTCTTTCTCTTTCTTAAGTTGATCTGTTTGACTCTTATAAAAACTAACCTGATCTTTCAGGTAAGATACTTCTTTTCTTAAGTCAGCATTAAGATTTTGATGAGATAAACCTATCC